ACTAAGCGATGCACTATACACATTGTTGTGCGTAGTTAGATTATTCGCTTTTCTACCACTTATATTAATTGGTGCTGCTTCAATCCCGTTAATGTGGATTCTTGGTATAACTGAACCATTTGGTGTGTGGACTAAAATAAATGAAATGGTTGTGTTTGATGTCAACGACTAATTACACACAACACAAAGCTAAACGCCCGTACTTGTGTGGCGTCTTAGCGACTGTTATCGAGCGTTTTAATGCTCGAAATGGATAGTTCTTCTACAATATTAATCTATTAGAACCAACGGATTGACCACCGCCAACCCTAGGGACAATCATGCTTCTGCACCTACATCGGATTACCTCGCCAGCTACGTTCCCACCAAACGCTTGAGGGTCAGCAGGGAACATCATGAAAGTGTCTCCAACTGAATACAGTTGATTCCTTGGGATGGGCTTCATAGAGCCAGCTATTCTATGTGTATTCCTCACCCTCTCATCGCCAACAGTCACCCACCTTTTGTAGAGGATGGCATCAGCGAACATTATACCAGCTATTTCATTAATACCAAGCCCAGCCGCCCCATTGGTTTCTGTGCGAGCAAAGCTGCCAGCCATTCCATCGACAGATAACTCACTTGGGTTGTCTGAGTTAATAACCCTCCTTTCGATTGTGGATGATATTCTGTTGTTGATAACCAATGCCCTATTGGAAGCGGCAGTAGCAACGGCACTCCCAAAGAAGGCATTTAAGGTGTCTAGTGTTATGTCGTCACTCATTAGGTGACCAAAAGCCTCGTAGTACCAATTCCCAAAACCAGTAGCTGTGTCATTGTAGATGTCGCTAACTAGAACGGTCAGTATTTCGTTGATTTGGCTGTTTAGTTCAGTAAGCCTTGAAGGGTTGTTCTGCGCCTCTATATGGAGTTGTAGAACCATAGCATAGGCTTCGCTTGCCTTGTCCTGTGCCGAGGCTTCATAGAGTGCTAGGAGTGTGTCATACTCACTATTAAACGCCCTTTCCATTTGGTCAACCGTAGTGTTCTTTTTAACAAGTGAAGCAAATGAGTTAGGGTTGGTTTTATTCATCGTTATTAGGTTCTTCTTCAATAGCGTCATTCCTCAGCGCAGGGTTAAGCCTAGCTGCTTCGTTAAGGAATTGCTGTGACTGCATCTGCATATTCTCCATTGGCATAAGGTTGACAGGAACAAAGTATTGGTTCATCTGCTCGTTCTTTGTGTCCTCTGCTAAATAAAGTGTTTTTCTCTTTTGGTTTGGTGTCATATACCAAGCCTTGTCGAGTTGGTCGACCATTTCGGAGATGTCCTCTTGCAGCTCAGGGATAACCGTAAAGTCAAAGTCTAAGTACAAGTTGTCACCCCAATCAGAGACAATCGCATTATTTAATGCGTCACGCAACTTAATCATCTCAGGGTTAACAGCGTTCTGAAACAGAAACGATTTCGCTTCTTTTATGTTGTTATAGGAAGAACTCTCTGTGTTGTTCATTAATACAACAGGAACACCATAGAGGTTACACAACCCCTTTAGTGAAATGTCGTGCTGACTGATTAATTCTAAGTCGGCAGGGCTTAAACCAAAGTTAACCCACTTCATTGGAGTATTCGTTATAGCGATGCTTCCGTTTGAGTTCTTTAGCTTCTGCCTCATCGAGTAGTCTAAGGCTTTTGCTTGTGCCTTGCTGATGCCATCCATGTCCTCCGCAACCAATAACCCCCTTGCCGACTGTTGGCTTAGTTGCTGCTTTGTGGTAGCAACGGCTTCGTTGTTAATCTCTAACATCTGAAAGCCAGCCCTTAGTGGTGACTGACCATAGAGATGACTACCGCTAAAGTCATGGTACGGGTTAAAGTCCTTGATGTGGAGTATTTCATCTGGCGTATAGTCGACAGTCTTTTCCTTATGGTACTGAACTGTGTAACCTTTGACTGGATTAAATTGGTCTCCACTAATTATTTCAACGTGCTGTGGTGGTAACAGGTACATCTCTCTAACTCTATTCTTGCCGTCCCTAACCATGTAGATGTAACGGTTCCCTGTTAGCTTACCGAACCCGATATAGTTTGATATGAAGTCTGACCAAGTTTGATGGGGGTTGGGGCGATTAAGTAGGTCAAGTAAGCCACTATTTTCAACTTCTGTAAATGCCTGAGCTTTTATTGTTGAAGCCTTAAATATAGACCCTTGTGTTATTGTTCCTGACGTTAGCGCAGTGTAGTCTGTTTTTAGCGACTTGTTCTTGATGTCGTAGACCTTAAAAGGAATCATTGTGGCATTCCTTGTAATCATGTTAATGATTGAGTAGATAGCAGCATTCTTTTGGTAGCCTTCGGTTATGTATCTCTCACCGCTGTCCTGATTAAAGTAAGGTGTTCCATCAGCCCTCCAGCTAACCAAGTTGTCAAAATAGTTATTCTGTTCTTCGTAGAAGTTCTCCTCCTTTACTTCACGACCACTAAAGAACCCCTTAACTCGTTCACTAAATTTCATAAGGCAAAAATAGTTGTTTTTTATGCGATTGTTTTAATCAACACTTCTATTCGGGGGTCATCCCTGTCAAGTCGGGTTGGTAGTATTATTTCGGTTTTAATGAACTCGTCGCTGTCATCTTCCCAAGCCCCATGGGTAGAAACAGCGTCTAGGGCAAACTTGCTAACAATAGAGATGACATTCATTTTGTCGAGCTTCCTCCTTGTTGGCTTATACACTCGGTAGATTATTTCAACTGGTGTTTGAATCTCCTTACCTCTTAGTTGGTCAGCCAAGTAGAAAGTTAATTGCTTCTTGACGTTGTTGTAGGTCTGATAATGCCAATTTTTAGCCTCGTTAAAGTTAAGGGCGTAATGCTTACTCCCGTTAGGGCTTGCTTTTATCTTGAATGGACATATTAGCCTTAGCTGTGTTACTCTTTCTTTCTTTTTTGACATAACACTTGTAAATGTAAGGATAACTGTTTAGTTTTGTGGCATGAACCTACTATTAATACTTCTACTCATAGCAACACTCTACTCGGCAGGGCTTGCTATGTTCTATTTTTCAATGATAGATGATAACAAAAGAGACAGCTAAGGACTCATTCATATAACAAACATCTCAGCCTGACGCCTTAGTTTAGCCGAGGCGTAATACCTAAACCCATCCATGCAATTATGGACAAGAACCCCATTAACAAAGTAGCAGTGTTCTCCCTCGACCTCTAGGTCATAAACCCTTTCTTTCTTCCTTTCTCCTTCTTCTAAGTGCCGTAGCTTTGCAATTAGCGTGGCAGTATTTACTAACTCCTCCGTGTCGAGTTTTATAGGTTTTACCGCAGACTTGACACTCAAGCGTCCTATACTTTCTACCGTGCCAACACTTCTTTCCGTGGGACGAGTGCCACTTTCTCCCCTCTTCAGACTTGTGCCATTCCTTAGCTGCCTCAATACCTTTTGAGTGAAACTCTTTGACAAATTCTGGATTGTTAGCAAACCTTTTTTTACTCTCGTAACGAAAGTGGAGGCTTGCATTAACAAGAGCAAGGTTTTCGATAGAATTATTGGTAGCGTCTCCGTCAATGTGGTGAATATGGTAGCCTTTAGGTATTTTCCCATTATGGTGTTCCCAAACCACCCTATGTAGGCGTTTTGTACCCTTCGAGAAATAACGCTCGTTAGGGTAGAGGTAATAAGTTTTTCCGTTAAAAACTTGTTGAGGGTTATTCTGTCCCCGATTTTTAGTTTTGATATTTCTTTCCATCCTTTATTTGTACTGATTTTATGGTCGTCAGTACACTGTAAGGATAGTGAAAAAATACCGAATTGCATCGAGTATTCGGTTACATTTTTAATGCCATTATCCCAAACTTTTGTAACCCTTCTGAAGCCCTTATCCGTAGCAACCATTTGCCCAACCCTTATTTCTTTAATTGGTTTTTCCCCTAGAATGGTTTTTACGGGGCTGTCTCCCACAAAGCAGTGATTATAGCGGTCAATAGGCTTATTTAGTTTGTTTCCCTCGTTATCCTTCTCCCATA